TTCTTTCCATATTTGTATAAATGGTTGAAGCACAGATCACCAGCACCGGAGGCAGTGCTTTCTCCTTTCGTTTTGTGGTGCTGGCTCTCTATGTTAATTTTACCAAGTGAAAAAAAAACGCAAGGCCGAATTTCGTCAACCTCATGTTTTTTTGGTTTATTTGTATTCTTCTCTACATCTTTATTATGCACTTAAAATATACACTTGTTAAGCACTTTTTGAGTTTAAGGCCGTCCGGTCGGCGCTGGTGCGCCGAATGAAAAGGACGGCGCAGCCTTTCGTGGCCACGCCGTCCAGTGTCCTCTATTCTGGTCGTTCTCCAGCTTGATTTTCCTTTTGCTCTGTCTTTCGAGCGCTGTGGCCGCTAGATTTCTTCCCGGATGAGTTTTTTGAACCTGTCTTGCATTTTCTGCTCTTCCTTGCTATAATACTCTTGCATGGTTAAGCCGTTGTTCTGCTTGAGCTTGGCGAAGAGTGCGTCATTTGCTAATTTACGACGTTTTCTCTTTATCGCTTTGAGTTCATCGGACTCGGCTTTTTCTATTACTAGCTCAATGTCTTCTACTTCTTTATCTGTGAGTGGTTTTCTAAGATACTGTGCATCGTATAGTTTATCAAAGTATTTCGGCGGTTTGCAGACTTTTCCGTTCTTCAGCTGTATTTTGTCTTTTTTATAGATTTCTTCGCTATGTTCCTCAAAATATTTTGCTCCGATTGCTGGTCTTTTGCTCATGTTACACTTTTCAGGCAAAATTCCCAGTTCTCTATAAAATTCTTTTCCTTCCTTTCCGTAGACCTTTTTCGTGGTGTATCTTGCTGTGTATGCCATCGCTTTCCATTCTGCTGCTGCGATGACCACATGACCCATGCCCCATAGTTTGGTAAACCAATCGACGTTGTAGTATACAGCGCCGTTTTTCTTTTTGTAGATTTTCAGCTCGTCCTTGGTGAATGGTATGTCGTACACGATCGCGTGATAATGTGGCCTGTGTGTTTTTCCGCCATATTCACCGCATTGGAAGTACATCAGTTTTCCGTTGTTTATCTTGTGATACTCCAAGTACCTTCTGAGGCGTTTCCAAAACTTTTGCATATCTTCATACCTGAGACTATAGTTTTCAATAAGTATTTCGCCTGTTCCTTCGTCCCAGGTCATTCTGTATGGTATATTGTCATCATCGTATGTGAATGTGATGAACCATGCATTTTGATGGTATGGCAGCTCTAGCTCCATCCGGTTTGCCCAGCTGGATGCTGCTGCCATTTTGCATCCCGGACATTGTCCGCACGGTAGCAGCTGCGCTTCTTGAGCTTTCAGCAGCTCTTTGATTTTTTTCTCGTTCAGATTCTGATGCTCTTTGTCTGCGATAAATTCGAGGTTCTTTCCGCTGTGGCTTAAGTATCCTTTCAGGCTCACCACGCGAAAATCTCCGTTTCTTGTCGGTATCCTGACGAGCGGTCTTGTACATGACATATAGTTTCGCTGCACCTTTCCTCAATGGGCCCCTATAACCCTCTTGATGTTATAGGGGCCCATTGACACAAAATTTAGCACTTTCTTAAAAGAACTCATGGATAAATGTTGCAGATTTGGCCGGGTCTCCCCGGCAAAATCGTCCCTTAGAAGGGCAAGTCTTCCTCTTCGCTGATTGCCTCTGCTTCGGTTTTGTAGTCCGTCATCTTTTCGCTGTAGTATACGATTGCGTCCCGGATGATGTCAGATGTGTTTGCTTTCCAGTTTCGGTTTGCATACTCTTCTGTCAGGTTTTTGAGTGCGTCTTCTTCGGCCTTAGTCAGATTGACATTGAATCGTTTTGTGATCTGTGTTCTCATGGTTAACCTCCTGTAGCTAAGTGTGCGATTGGTACACTCATAATATACACCTCTTTTCTGTTTTTGTCAACTATCTTCTACGATTGTCTTTTTTGTTTGTCCATTCACCGGACAGCTCACCGGCTACGTTGGTCTGTTTGCTGTCGCTGGTCTCTCTGGTGCTCGAGGTCTGAGCGTTGCTGTTCCTACCCGCTTCGGCCAGCTGACCCACGGTCTGAGCGCTGCTGCTTACGGTCTGCTGCTGCATCTGCTCAAGGTGTTCGGCTGTCCAGTAGTCCGATGATTGCTTTGCACTGTTGATGGCAGCTTGGAAGTTTTCTACGATTTGTGCTGTGTTGTTGCCATAGTCGTACATGGCTTGCATTGTTGCATTCTTTGCAGCCGGTATTGCCATAGCTTGAGTATGACCGAAGGTCTGGCCCCCGCCCAGGCTTCCGTATCCGCCTGACGGTGTCTGTGCTCCAAAGCCGTTGTATGCTGCCAGTACCGGGTTAAGCCCCGCTGCTTCGAGGTCTTTAACCCCTCTCTGATAGCTGGTGCTACTCATACGTTCTTGCCAGTCTCTTTGAGCTTTGGCCTCTTTGGAGTTGTACCGCATTGCGCTGCTTTGGCTTGCTGCACTCATCGCGTTGGATGCCAGCATACTGCCGAGGTTTATGACGTTGCCCATGCTCCACATACCGTTTTGCAGATTGTTGGCTGTCTGCACCTGTCCGGCGTTGAAGTTTGCGGCTGCTCCGGCGTTGTTCCCGGTCGGTGTGCCGAGTGCTGTTGACAACAGATTTCCCAGTGCTCCGGTGTTGCCGGTCTGAGTGCTGCCGCCTGTGCTTGTAGTATCCTGTGCGGTCGTCCCCATTGTCGTGCCGCTCTGGACACTGTTTTGCATTGTGCTTTGCTGTCGTGCGCTCGAAGTGCTTCCTTTGATGCTGCTGTAGATGCTGGATAACGTGCTTGCCAGAGTGAGACCGCCTTTGATCAGACCCATTAAGGTGAGTGACATTGCTGCACCCCCTTAGATCGTATCAAGGCCCGGCAGGCTGTAGATCGGCATTGCTCGCGTCCAGGTTTGGTCAAAATAAAAGTTGCAGATAAATTGACGGCTTTTTTCGCTCTGCACTGCGATCGTCCGGTCAATGTTCTCCGTACCTTCTTTGATCCAGTCGCTGGACAGTTTGGGCAATTCATCGTATTTGTCTGCGTAGTGCCATGCGTCCAGAGTCTTAGAGTAGGTGCTGCGCATTTCTCCGGTGATCATGTTCGTGCGGTATCTGTAATCGGCCCAGGCTTCCTGATAGCCAAAGACTTCTTCGTCCTCCGGTTTGCCCTGTGCATAGATTTCCTGGTTAAGAACCGCCTGTTCCCCGAGGTTTGCCAGCATCGGGTCATAGTAGCTAAAGCGCGTGCTGCGCGTCCACATACGAGGCAGTCCCTGCTGATAGCTGTGATCAACTCGCACAGCTGCCAGACCGAGGATAAAGCCATGTTCTGTTGCCGAGTAGGTGGCCATGTTCCGGGACATGGTCGTCATGGAAAATGCCGCCGTGTTGCCCTGCGGGCTCGTCGTGTCGGTCGCCGACGTCTGGATGACCTGATTGATGTTGATAGGCAGTCTGTAGCCGCCGATGTACTCCGACCGGTCGAGACGTGCATCGGGACTCGTTACCCCCCATGCTCCCTGAAGGTATTCTTTGTACCTGGTGCCGGTTCTGGCATCGCGTTCCAGGATGTGTTGCACTGCGATCGCTTGACGGAGTTCGTTGATTGTCGTGGCTGCTACGTCGCTCAGGTCTGTTCCTATCCATCCATCCGTTTCTGTTCCTAATCCAGAACCTACTTGTGTTAAAGTGATTTGCGTTCCGTTTTTCTTGTTGTCTATTCCTTCCGGTTGATTGTTCCATGTCCATATGTCTTTCCACTTTGCTCCGGTTCCGTCGATTACTTGCGTAAGTTCCTGATCTTTGAATACTCTGAGCTTTGCATTTGCGTTCATCGGCAGTGTGACCGCATTTCCTTTTTGCGGTCTTGGCAGGCAGCTCGTGAAGTAGTCTTTGTATTTACACACTTTCAGTGGCAGACCACCTGCTTCGGCGTCCGTGAGGTTCGTGCCGGTATTGCTTCCTGCGGTCGTTGCGTCTGTCTTGCTCATCGTGACAGGCTGCTGCAAATTTTCGTCCCGGAACCATTCGTTCCAGATTTTGGCGTATGCCCGGAACGGCAGCGAGTTGACATGAAGGTTTTCTACTCCGGTCGGAATTCCGAAGTAATCTGCCAGCGTTCCCACGTTCCATCCGCCTTCCGGTGCAGTTGTTTTCGGAGTCGTGTACTCCGTTGGCTCTGCCCAGAAAGTAGAGTCGTTTTGCCCCATCAGGTTTTCGAAGTGCTCCCAGAGCAGCCGCGATGGTACGAAGAAGAAGTAAAAGTCACAGTAGCAGTTATCCATAACAGGAAACAGCGGGGTGCTCATACGCATTAGCGCATTGAGGTCGATTTTTGCCGTGTCCGCCGGCAATACCTCATCACAGTAGATCGGGACGAGATCGCCTTCGTTCATCGTGGTCAGCAGCGAATAGTCCCGCTTGAATCTTGCGCGCTGAATATTTGCATGAGGCACTTGCGAATAGTGCTGTTCAGCATTGCGGTTCATTCCTTATTTTCTCCTTTCTGCACAGATTCTTCCGTGCCAGGTTCTTCCGTGCCAGGCTTTGCGGTTTCTTGTGCATTCTGCTGAATTTTGATGCCCATTTTGTCCAGCCACTCTTTTTCGCCCGCCGTTGCCATCCAGTTTTCGAAGTTCATACCGAACGCCTGACGGATGGAGAGCGGCAGCTGGTTAAACTCTTCCCGCTTCTCGTTCATCATGTTCATGTACTCCGTGTAGGTTTTCGGCAGCTTGCTGGTGTCGATGTACCAGCCCGGTTTTGCCAGTACGCTCTCGTCTCCCGCAGCGTATCTGCTCAGGATTGCCATGACGTCGCATTCGTCCTTGTAGCTCTGGATTTTTTCGTAGGTGTCCACCTCGCCGACCTTCTCAAGGTACGGCTGACCGTGGTCATCGTAGCGCTCTTTGTACTCCGGCTCAAACTGGTTTCCCGGTTCGTTCGGCAGTGCAGGCGGTTTTTCGTCTTCGTAGGGCTTAAAGATTCTGGCTCCCATTCGTTTGCTCCTTCTTCATCAGCTCGAGATTGTAGATCAGACGCGGCAGCTGCTCCGGTCTGATCAGTCCGGTTTCGTTGTCGTAGTTTCCCAGGAGGTAAACTCGCTTATCCTCGCAGTCTGCTTTTTCCATCTCCTGTGCCATCCATCTGAAGGTTCGTTCGGCTACCTTTTCGTTGACCACCATCAAATTCCCGAAAGTTCCGGCAAGTTCGTCCTTGATTGCGTAGACCTGAAATTCCATAGTTCTGCTCCTTTACAGTCGGATGCCGCCGCGCGACGGCTTCGGGTTGACGTTGATCTTCTTCGTTTTCTTCGCGGTGTTCGTGAACACCTTTTTGTCCTTTTTCGGGTTGACCGTCATTCTGTGTGCCATTACTTTTCCTCCTTATCCAGATTCAGAGCGTGGTAAATCTTATCCAGCATGGCAAGGATTTTGCGCAGCTGGTTAAAGATACCCTTTACGTCTTTCAAAGTGATCATAGCAACACCTCTTTTCTTTCCATATTTGTATAAATGGTTGAAGCACAGATCACCAGCACCGGAGGCAGTGCTTTCTCCTTTCGTTTTGTGGTGCTGGCTCTCTATGTTAATTTTACCAAGTGAAAAAAAAAC